ATTAATACTGGTGAATGGTATCGTGAAATTCGAGATTTAACTTGGTTACAAAAACCCATTATCTTTAACCGACCTCAAGTAGATTTACAACGTAATCGTGATTGGTCTTATTTAAGTAGCGGTCAATTATCAATTAACACCCTTGACGGTCGAGTTAAAGTTACCCCTGTTTGTCACGGCTTTGACCAATACTTCGATGGCACTTGGAAGTTTGGCTTAGCTAAATTACTCAAAACTAGTGGTAAGTGGTATTTGCATATTTCAGCTACTAAAACTGTAGCTGATTTTGATAACCAAACTGTAAAACACGTGGTTGGCATTGACCGTGGTTTACGTTTTTTAGCTACTACTTATGACGAGCAAGGTAAAACCGTCTTTTTTGACGGCAAAGCTGTGATGCGTAAACGCGCTAAGTATCAAAAGTTACGGGCAAAATTACAAGCTAAAGGCACTAAATCAGCTAAACGGCGTTTAAAGAAATTATCCGGACGAGAGAACCGTTGGATGACCGATGTTAACCATCGGCTGTCTAAGACACTGGTCCAAAAATTTGGTTCCAACACCTTATTTGTTTTAGAAGATTTAACAGGTGTTTCTTTTGAACGCACTGATTTACCTAAAGCCTTACGTAATCAAAATAAATCCTGGGCTTTTTACCAATTAGCACAATTCTTGACTTACAAAGCTCACTTAAATAATAGTGAGGTAATTGAAGTTTCAGCTCAATATACTTCCCAACGTTGTCCTAAATGCGGAACAATTAAAAAATCTAACCGTAATCACGACTTACACGAGTATCATTGCACTAATTGTGATTATCGCTCTAATGATGACCGCTTAGGTGCAATGAATATCCAGTTATTGGGTATGCAATATATTAGTGGGCAAGAACAACCTAAATTTGAATTAACGACTAACGCGTAAACGTGTTAGTTAAGTGGGTGCTGTCAACCACCCAATGATGTAGCCACGTATAGTGTGGAAGCAATTAATTGCGTTATGACCACTGACCGTAAGGTCGTGAGCTACAAGCCTCTCACTTTAGTGAGGGGTAGTTGACAAAAGTATTGTAATTATATAGGTTAAGAGGTATAATCTAAATATAGAAAGGAGGAAAGGATTTGGCAAAGAAAAATAAAAAAGAGTCCGACAAAGTGAAAATTGTCAAGTATACAGCAATTGGAGCATGGGCCGCTCCTGTAACTGTACTGCTTGAAATCATCAAGTCACTTATCGAAACTCTTACTAAATAACCTAAAGGGTAAAGTTCAAAGAGCTTTACCCCTTTGCCTATATCCTAACATAGATGAAGGAAGAAGAAAAATATTTTAAGTGGATAATCGGAGCCATTGTGGCAACGGCAATTTTAAGTTTGATAAAGGTGGTATTCTTTTAATGGTATCAGAAGCACAAAAACGAGCTAACGAAAAATGGAAAGCAGCGAATAAAGAGAAGCAAAAGATTTATCGTTATCGTTCTCAAGCCAAGAAATTCATTAATGAATTTGCGACCCAGGATGATTTAGCAGAATTAAAAAAGATGATTGAAGAAAAGATGAGTGAATAAAATAAAAACACCTTAAATCTATTCATAATGGTAGAAAAAGGTGTTTTTTAACGTGTTAGTGACAATTTGGTGACATAATACAGCTCAAAAGCCTATTATATCGCATAATATTATGCCACTGGCAGGAGTCGAACCTGTACTCGGATAAACCGAACAACGACCTGAACGTTGCGCGTCTGCCAATTCCGCCACAGTGGCAAAATGCAAGCGTCTAAAAAGACTACCTACTTAATATACTACAAAGCTAAACAAAAGAAAAGGGTCCTAAGTTATTTTTTGCGTGGAAAACTAATAACGGTACCGTATCCATGAAGCAACATGTATTTTGGTCCAACTGAAACGCGGACAATCTCGGGGATAAAGCGCACTTCGATAACGGCATCCCCATTTAAAGCGGTGGCTCGTTTGGCCAAGCGTCGTTTAATTTCTTCGTAGAGTTCATCGTATTGATCAACCTTGTCAATTTCTTCAGCGAGCAAAGTTTTCTTGATTGTAGCGTTTACAATTCCTTTGATGGCATAAGTCCGATTAATTCCCCCGGTGGTCAGAAACAT